ACAATTAATATTGTTGATGTTTCGGAAGTACCATATAAACAAGTCGCTAAATATAGAAACAACAAGTTACCTTTATTGTTTTTCCCAACCATCATTTACTCGTTGGCAAAGAAATACAATGAAGCCTTTGTCTTAATTGAGACAAACAACATTGGTCAACAAGTGGTTGACATTTTACACTATGATTTAGAATATGAGAACATTTATAAGTTGGAACACCACCATATAAAAGGACAATCGATATCATCAGGATTCAAAAGGTCTACAAGTTTCGGTGTCAAAACAACAAAATCAGTTAAGAAAATTGGTTGCGCTAACTTGAAAACTCTTATTGAGAGTGACAAGTTAATTGTTAATGACTTCGATACTATTGCCGAAATGAATACTTTTGTTAGGGTAAGAGATTCTTATCAGGCAGAAGAAGGAAATAATGATGACTTAGTGATGGGATTGGTTCTTTTTTCATGGTTAACTGCTCAGTCATACTTCAAAGATTCAACAAACATAGATATCCGTAAGGTTCTTTTAGAAGAACAAGACATGCTTGGAGATGAAGATTTAGTACCAGTAGGTATTATTGACGATGGTCGCCGAGAAGAAGTTATTGTAGATAATGGTGATGTTTGGACAGAAAGAGGTTATCTAACCTCAAGCTTATAAAAAACTAAATACAAAATAAAGAATTCGATCCTATAAACAAAAGGAGAAATCCATGGCATTTCAGCTCTCACCAGGAATAAATGTATCAGAAATCGACCTGACTACAATTGTTCCATCAGTCGCCACTTCAATTGGCGCATTTGCGGGGCCGTTTGCTTGGGGTCCAGCAGGTGAAATCATTACTATCTCAGACGAGGTTCGCCTTGTTGACAGATTTGGTAAACCCGATTCCAATAATTATGAATACTGGTTCTCAGCAGCAAACTTCCTAGCATACTCAAACAATCTTAAAGTTGTTCGTGCAGTTAATATTGCAACGACAAGAAACGCAACAGGCAATTCCGCTGCAGCCGTTTTAATTAGAAACGATGCAGTTTGGGAATCTAGCTTCTCTGGCGGTGCAAACACTTATGGTAATTTTGCCGCTCGTTATCCAGGTACTTTGGGTAACTCATTAAAAGTAACTATGTGTGATGCTAATACCTACTCAGGTTGGACAATTACATTAACTAACGGTTCTACTGTTAACGCACAAGCACAGTTTCAATCTGCGCCAGGTACTTCTACATATGTTTCTGCTCAAGCGGGTGCCAATGACGAAGTTCATATCTTAGTTGTTGACGAAGATGGTAGATTCACTGGTACTAAAGGTACTATTTTAGAAAAATTCCCATTTGCATCAAAAGCAGTAGATGCTAAAGACGATTCTGGTAACACAAATTATTATAAAAATGTGATTACTAATCGTTCTAGGTACATTCACTGGTTATCACACCCAACATTAGGTACAAATTGGGGTAGTGCAGCAGCAAATACAACATTTGCAAGTTTAGCATCTAATACTACTGTTGAATTATCTGGTGGTGTTGATGGTACAATTTCTTCTGCCAATGTGGCAACTGCATATGATTTATTTGATAACTCTGAATCAGTAGATATTTCATTAGTTGTTTCTGGTCCTGCCGATACAGCAGTTGTAAGTAACTTAACATCAATGGCAGAATCACGCAAAGATGTGGTTGTGTTCTTATCACCACCAAAATCAAATTGTGTTGATAATGCTGGCAATGAAACAAGTGCTATTACAACATATCGCAATACATTAACAAGTTCATCATATGCCGTTTTAGATAATAATTGGAAATATCAATACGACAAATACAATGATGTATATCGTTGGATCCCGTTGAATGGTGACATTGCAGGTCTATGTGCAAGAACCGACCAAGAAAGAGATCCATGGTATTCACCAGGTGGTTTGAATCGTGGAGTTATTAAGAATGTTATTAAGTTGGGATATAATCCAACTCAAACAGAGCGTGATACATTGTATCAAAAAGGTATCAATCCTGTTGTAAGCTTCCAAGGTGAAGGTACAGTTCTATTCGGTGATAAGACATTATTGGCAAAACCAAGTGCATTTGACCGTATCAATGTTCGCCGTCTGTTTATTGTTTTAGAAAAATCAATTGCTCGTGCTGCTCGCACATCATTGTTTGAATTTAATGACCAGTTTACAAGAGCGCAGTTTGTTTCTTTAGTTGAACCATTCTTGCGTGATGTTCAAGGTCGCCGTGGTATTGCCGACTTCCGTGTTGTCTGTGACGAATCCAATAATACTGGACAAGTTATTGACCGCAATGAATTTGTTGGTGATATCTATATTAAGCCTGCACGCTCAATCAACTTTATCCAACTTAACTTCGTTGCGGTACGCACAGGCGTATCATTCGATGAAGTCGTTGGGAAGTTCTAATAAATAGAGAAACAGGAGAAAACAAATGGCATTTAATGTAAACGAATTTAGAAGTCAACTAACAGGGGACGGTGCCCGTCCAAATCTGTTTGAAGTTTCTATGCCATTTCCTGCGTTCTCTGCGCCAGGAAATGCACAGTCAAAACTTACATTCATGTGTAAAACCGCTCAATTACCAGGTGCAACAATTGGTGTAGTACCTGTTCAATATTTTGGGCGTGAACTCAAGTTTGCAGGTAACAGAACATTTGCAGATTGGACAATTACAATTATTAACGATGAAGATTTTGTTGTTCGTAATGCTTTCGAGCGTTGGATGAACGGAATCAATTCTCATAACCTTAATATCCGTAATCCAGTCGCACTTGCACCTTTAGGTTATACAGTTGATGGAGATGTAACACAGTTTGGTAAAACAGGTAACACACTTAAAAAATATAAGTTTGTTGGTTTGTTCCCTACTGATATTACTCCAATCGATGTTGATTGGGGTTCAAACGATACTATTGAGGAGTTCTCTGTAACTCTCACCTATCAATGGTGGGAATCTATTGCAGACGGTGTTGTGTAAAGAGAAGGGCCTCGGCCTTTCTCACTTTTTTAGGATGATTTTTAATGGCTATTAAACTCTTTGGTTTTACCTTAGGTTCAAAAGATATTGTTCAGGAACAAAAACCTGAACAACCATCTTTTGCACTCCCAACAGAAGCAAATGATGATGGTGCAGTTACCATCACGCAAAATGCTCACTACGGCACATATGTAGATTTAGAAGGTTCTGTTCGTAATGAACTAGAACTGATTACTCGTTATCGTGAAATGGCTAACCATTCCGAATTGGAGATGGCAATTGATGACATTGTTAACGAAGCAATCACACATGATGTAACAGGTCGCACAGTAGATATCGTATTAGATAATCTAAAACAACCTGAAGCAGTTAAGAAGAAAATTGTAGAAGAATTCAACAACATTTTAAAGATGTTGAATTTCAATAATCTTGCCGATGACCTATTTAAAAGATGGTACATTGACGGCAGAATTTATTACCATGTCGTAGTTGATGAGAAGAAACCTAAAGAAGGTATCCAAGAACTACGATATATCGACCCACGCAAGATTCGTAAAGTGCGTGAGATTTTAAAAGGTCGAGATCCAAAGACTGGTGCTAATATCATTCAGTCTATTGCAGAGTATTATGTTTACCAAGATAAAGGTACAACAACTCAAACCTATACTGCACAGGTCAATTCAGGTTTAAGAATTGCACCTACTTCCGTTATTAATGTGAACTCTGGTTTGATGGATGCTAAAAACACATTTGTCATTTCATATTTACATAAAGCAATTAAACCTCTTAATCAGTTGCGTATGATTGAAGATGCGGTTGTTATCTATCGCATATCAAGAGCGCCAGAACGCCGTATTTTCTACATCGATGTTGGTAACTTACCTAAAGGTAAGGCAGAACAATATCTGCGTGACATTATGATTAAGTATAAAAACAAAATGGTTTACGATGCATCAACTGGTGAACTCCGTGATGACCGTAAACACATGTCTATGCTTGAAGATTTTTGGTTACCTCGCCGTGAAGGTGGTAAAGGTACTGAGATTACTACATTACCTGCCGGTCAAAACCTTGGCGAGTTAGAAGATGTTAAGTATTTCAGACAGAAATTGATGCAATCTTTAAATGTCCCAATTTCTCGTTTAGAACCACAACAAGGCGGTATGATTGGTCTTGGTCGTGTGTCAGAAGTTACCCGTGACGAAGTTAAATTTACAAAGTTTATTGTTCGTCTCCGTAATAAGTTTTCACAAATCTTTGATAATGCACTTGCAATTCAATTGTCATTAAAAGGCATTTGTTCCAGAGAAGAATGGGACCATTTCAAAGAAGATGTTTATTACGACTATAAGAAAGATAACAATTTCACAGAGATGCGTGATGCAGAAATTCTCCGTGAAAGACTTAGTGTTCTTCAAACTGTCGATCCATATCTAGGTAGATATTATTCCACTCAATGGGTTAAGAAGAAAATTTTGCAAATGAATGATGAAGAAATTGAACAGATGCAAAAAGAGATGGACGAAGAAGAAGAACAAGGTATTGGTCAACCAGTCAACCCAGCAGGTGGTGAACCTCAGGTGACAGCAGAACAATACCCACCAGAAGATAATACAGTTGAACAAGGCGCATCCGAATCACTAACACCAATGTTAGATGCAGATGTAGAAAAGTATTCAACTATACTAAATAGGCGTTAAGGAGAAAATAACATGGATGTATCAAAATTTATTGATAGTGTGGCAACAGGTAATGCTGTTGAAGCTAAAGATGTTTTAAATGACTTGCTTTCAGCTCGTGCATTTGAATCTCTTGATGCTCGAAAAACAGAATTAGCTCAATCACTATTTACTGGTAAAGAAGAATCAGTAGAAGTGCAAGATGCCGAGGCATAATGAAATCGTTACAAGATTTTAAAACTCTTGTTGAAGAAGAAAAGTCAGACTATTCAAAGTTTGACATGTTGGTTCGAGCAGGTCTTGCCAATAAGGCACAGATTCAAAGAATACACAAAATTTTGGATAAGATGCAAGAAGAAAAACCTGTCTTTAATAATGCAGACAGAATGATTCTTCAAAACTTGTTCAACAAAATGGTAGATTTGATTTCCAATAATAAACAAATCCTTTCACAGGCAAAAAGAGCCGTTAGAGAAGATGTTGAAGTAGAAGAAGCGGTATTAGATACTTCCGATTTTAAAGTTGGACCTTCAGGTAAAAAAGTTAAAGCACACCGATTTACAGTTGGTGATACAGTTAGAGAAGATATTGAAATAGAAGAAGCGACAATGGATATTCCAGATGATCCTCCTTATGTTTTAATATTGAAGCGTAAAGCAGTTCGTATGTATCCTAATAAAACGAAAGTTGCTTTATACTATAACGATAGACTAAGTAAGTTCTTTACCATACCTTACGGAATGAAAGTTGAATTACCAATTCAAGGTGAATCAGTTGAAGTTCAAGAATCGGTAATGGATAGTTTACACAAGATTGTTGCAGGTAAACAGGCACAATCAGTTAAGTTTGCAAATGGTCAATCAAGAAAAGTTGACCATTATACTGCTTCTGCTATTACACAAGTTCACAAAGCTGTGAATGATGATAATAAAAAGAAGTTGTCGGATATGGTTCATAAAAGTCCGGCACATTTTGAAAAAGTGGCCGCTTTTGCATTTAGTAAAGCAAAATGAATTTTGTAGATTTACTATTTCAAAATAGATTAGATGAGGCAAAAGATAAACTTGTTGCTCATCTTGGTGCGATAACTGCTGCTCGTTTAGAAGAGACAAAAAGATATGTTGCATCAGACAGTTATGAAGAAGTTGAAATAGATGAGGCGAGAAATCCGAACCTTGTTAAAATGGGTCGAATTACTAAAGTTCGCCGAAGAATTAGACGAAACGCCAAAGGCCGTATTGTGGTGCAGAAGAACACCAGACGGTCTGGTATCAAAGGTTATAGACTTTCGGGAAATACTGTCAAAAGAATTCCCGCAACGGTAAGATTGAGGAAAGCACGCTTATTAAAGCGTTCATGGAAAACAACTAGAAGAGCGAAACTACGCCGCAGCCTTCTAAAAAGAAAAATGAGTATGCGTAGAAGAGCATCAATGGGACTAAGATAAAAAAATGGCTTACGAAATTACCAATACAACTAGAGGCTCATCAATCATTCGTGTGGTCGATACGGGTACAGTTACCGTTAACATTGCTAACTTATCAATTGATGCAAACGAAATTGTGTCAAACGCTTCTATCAAACGAGTGATGTGGTCTACTAACGGTGCAATTACGATTGCTCGTAATTCTATTCCTGTGTTGCAATTGCATGGACAAGGTGACATGGTATTACCAGAACTTGGTCACACCCTCGCTAATACTAATACAGGTACAATTGTTATTACAATTGCAACCGGTGGTACTGCAATTATAGAGGTGAGTAAAACTGCTTCTTATACTACCGCATTAACAGGAATGTAATATGAAACTTATAACAGAAACAATTGAAAGTGTTAAGTATCTTTCCGAAGCATCAGAAAACGGCAAGAGAAAACTTTTTATTGAAGGTACTTTTCTTGTAGGAGAACAGGTTAATAAAAATAACCGCATGTATAAAATGGATACACTTCGCCGTGAAGTGGAAAGATACACAGAAGAATTTATCAAAACAAATCGTGCTTTGGGTGAACTAGGTCATCCTGATACACCATCTTTAAATTTAGAAAGAGTGTCTCATAAAATTGTGTCTTTGAAAGAAGATGGAAATTCATTTTATGGTAAAGCATTGATTTTAGAAACACCATATGGCCAGATTGTCAAAAACTTTATTGACAACGACATTCAGGTTGGCGTTTCATCCCGTGCAATGGGTTCTTTAGTTCAGACTAAAGAAGGATATAACTTGGTACAGGACGATTTACGCCTTGCTACCGCAGCAGACATTGTAGCAGACCCCTCTGCTCCAGGTGCCTTTGTTAATGGTATTATGGAAAACAAAGAGTGGATGTTTGTCGAAGGACGCTTCGTAGAAGTAGATTTCGATAACGCAAAAAGACAAATAAAGAGAGCTTCTAAGTCACAAATAGAACAAACCGCTCTTCAAATATTTGAAAACTACCTACGAAAACTTTAATTTTATAAATAAGAAATCATAAGGAGATTCCTAATGGCAACAAATAAACTCATGGAAGCCGCAGCAGAAATTCTTGCAGGTAGCAAGAAAAGTGCTTCGTCTATGCCAATTGAAAAAATGCCCGGTGCTGATGCAGTAGACCTTGGTGGTCCAACACCAACTAACGGTAAACCAGATGACGATTCTGAAAAAATCGACACTACTAAAGCCGCTAAGTCTGCAACTGCGCCAACAACTAAGCCTTCTGCTGCTTCATCTGCAAATGTAACTGCAAAAATGAATCAAGAAGAAGAACAAAAAGACGATGAAGTTTTTTCTGAAGAAGAAGAACTCATTGACGAAAAGTCACATGACAAAGAAGAAATGAAGAAGAAGATGAAAGAGGATGTTGACGCTCTCTTTGCAGATGATTCTACCATTTCAGAAGAATTCAAATCCAAAGCTGCAACAATTTTTGAAGCTCGTGTATTAGACCGAGTGACACAAATTGAAGAACAAGTTGAATCTAAGTATGCAGGTATGCTTGAAGAAGCTGTTGCAGAAATCAAGAGCGACTTGACAACTAAAGTCGATGATTACCTCAACTATGTTGTTGAACAATGGATTGAAGAAAATCAAATTGCAATTGAGTCTGGTCTCCGTGCCGAACTCACAGAAGAATTCATTGCTGGTCTACGCAATCTTTTTGCAGAACACTACATCGATGTTCCAACTGAAAAAGTTGACTTGGTTGACGAACTTGCAGGTAAAGTTGAAGAACTTGAAAGCAAACTCAACGAAGAAATGGAGCGTGGTATTAGTTACGCAAAAGCATTAGTTGAATCACGCAAGAATGAAATTACCCGTGAAGTTTGTGAAGGTCTCACAACAACTCAAACCGAAAAAATTAAAACACTCGCAGAGAGCGTTGAATTCTCCACAGAGGACGAATACAAAAATAAGGTTGAGACAATCCGTGAGAACTACTTTCCATCTGGTATTAAAAAAGCAGATGCAAATGACTTGCACGAACAGGTAGAAGATACAGCAGAACAAAAAGTCATTACTGACCCATTTGTTGCCGCAGTATCACAAGCAATTTCTAAAACAAAACTCTAAAAACATTAGGAGATAATTAAATGTATTTGTCCGAATCACTACAAAAAAAATGGGAAGGCGTTCTGGATCACCCAGATTTGCCATCTATCAACGATAAGTATCGCAAAGCCGTTACTGCCGTTATTCTTGAGAACCAAGCTCAAGAAATGGTTAAAGCAGGCGCAATCCTGAACGAAACAGGCCCAACAAACTCGATGACCAACACAATCGCTTCTGGCGGTTTCGGTGGTTCTGCATCTTCACCAGTTGCCGGTTTCGACCCAATCTTAATCAGCTTAGTTCGCCGTTCATTACCTAACCTCATCGCTTATGATATTTGCGGTGTGCAACCAATGACAGGCCCAACAGGTTTGATTTTCGCAATGCGTTCACGCTATGCAACACAAGGCGGTACAGAAGCTTTCTACAACGAAGCAAACTCTGGTTTCTCTGGTGCTGCTACACAAGCTGCATTGTCATTGCAATCTAATACATCTACTTCTGGTAATGTATTTGCAAACACAGTATTCTCTAACTTACCAGGCACAATGACAACAGGTGCAGGCGAAGCGTTAGGTGATGGTTCTAACACATTCCAAGAAATGGCATTCTCTATTGAGAAAGTTACTGTCACTGCTCGTACCCGTGCATTGAAAGCAGAATACTCAATGGAACTTGCACAAGACTTGAAAGCAGTTCATGGTCTTGACGCTGAAACAGAATTGGCAAACATCTTGTCATCTGAAATTCTTGCAGAAATTAACCGTGAAGTTATCCGCACTATCTACGCAACTGCAAAAGTTGGCGCACAAGTCGGTACAACTACAACTGGTACTTTCGACTTAGACACAGACTCTAACGGTCGTTGGATGGTTGAAAAAGTTAAAGGTTTGGCATTCCAAATCGAGCGTGAAGCTAATACTATTGCCAAGACAACTCGCCGTGGTAAAGGTAATGTGATGATTTGTTCTTCTGATGTTGCTTCTGCTCTTGCAATGGCAGGCATCTTAGATTACAACTCTGCACTACAAGCTAATGTTAACTTGACAGTTGACGATACTGGTAATACATTTGCTGGTACATTGTTTGGTCGTATCAAGGTCTATATTGACCCATATTTCCCAACATCATCAACATCTGAGTTCGCAGTAATCGGTTATAAGGGTTCAAACGCTTATGACGCCGGTCTGTTCTATTGCCCATATGTTCCGTTGCAAATGGTTCGTGCAGTTGATACAGGTACTTTCCAACCTAAGATTGGTTTCAAGACTCGCTACGGCTTAGTCGCAAACCCATTCGCAGAAGGTACAACTGTTGGCGCTGGTACAATCAATGTAAACAGCAACAACTACTACCGTGCATTTAAGATTGCAAACTTAATGTAATCTAAAAGTCACCATTAAGAGTGACACTTTAAAGAGACCTCCCACAAAGAGGTCTCTTTTTTTTATCTTATAAATACACATATGACAGCACTCACTAGAAACCCTACAAATCCGAATCCATTACAACCGAATAAGTTTACTTTAAACTTTTCACGGATTCCTAATGTTCAATTCTTTTGCCAAGCAATTAGTAT